ACACTGCTGATCAAGGTGGTCGGCAAGACCTGGTCCTTTCGGTGTTCCGGGAATTCCGCAAAAAGGGCGGGGACCGATACAGCCATGACTGCGACACTGTGTTCCGTGAGTTCTTCATGCTCAACGAGGTCTGCTACACCGCCGTGCGAAATGAAGGCGGTGAGCTGGTCGAGGACGAAAAGCCGCTGGGCACAACAGGAGCTGACAACCGTCTGGTTAAAGGCCTGCCGTACTTGCCGGTGATCTACTGCGGTTCCACCGACAACTCCCCGGATGTCGATGAGGTGCCGCTGCTCACCATGGCGCGGGCCGCGATCAAGTCCTATCAGATCAGCGCTGACTACTTCAGTTCGCTGCATCAGACCAGTCACCCGCAGCCGTGGGTGACTGGCATGGATGAGTCGGTAGAGTTAAGCGTGACCGGTCCATCAGCAGCCTGGGATCTCGGCCCTACAGGCAAGGCTGACTACCTGGAGTTTAAGGGCACCGGCATTGAGGCCAACCGCAAGGCCATGGATGACCAAAAGAACGCCGCGCTTGAGGCCGGTGCCAAGGTTATGGACGTGGGCGGCACTGAGTCGGGGGAGGCGCGGAAGACGCGTCAGAACGACCAGCACGCCACACTGCACAGCATCGTCATCACGGTGGCTGAGGCGGTGGAGCAGGGCCTGCGCTATGCCGCAGAGTGGAAGGGCTACGACCCTAAACAGGTCAAGTTCAAGGTGAACCCTGAGTTCGTGACCCCGGTGGTCGACGCCCAGGTGCTCGCCGAGCTGCTCAAGGGCGTGATGGCCGGGACGATCAGTGCCGACACCTACTGGCAGTACCTCACCACCGGCAAGCTGCCGGACCGCCCATACTACGAAGAGGCCGAGCTGATCAGCGATGAGCGCGAGTCGGCCGGCATCAACCTGGACAACGACGATGCCAACGACAAGCCTGGCGCAGGCGGACAGCCAACTGCTGGAGCAGACGACCCGCCACTCGGTAATGCTGGAGCGGCTTAAGGCCGGCGAGGTCAAGAAGTTTGAGAAGTACCTGCGGCAGATCGACAAGCTGGTGCGGGAACAGCTCACCCGCAAGGAACTGACCACCTACAGCCGTGACCGCCTTGAGCAGTTCCTGGCCCGGGTGGACGGCAAGCTGCTGGATATCTACAAGGCCTACGGCGACCTAGTGCAGGCAGATCTGGTCGATATCGCGCTGTACGAGTCAACCTTCGAGGCTAAAAGCCTGAGCAATGCACTGTCCATCGACGCGGTGGTGCCGACCAACACGGTGATCCGTGCGGCGGTGTTCTCCTATCCGCTTCAGGTGAAGGGCATCGACGGCGGCAAGCTGCTGAAGAGTTTCGTCAGCGGCTGGACGCGAACCGAGACGATGCGCGTCACGAACACTATCCGGCTCGGCTTCGGCCAGGGGCAGACCAATGCCCAGATCATCCAGGCGATTCGCGGGACCGCGGCGCAGAACTTCACGGACGGCGTCCTGGCGGTGAGTAACCGCAATGCTGCCGCCGTGGTGCAGACGGCAATCCAGCATGTGGCGACCACGGCACGTATGGAGACGCTGAAGGCGAACAGCGACGTGGTGCTGGGCTATCGCTGGGTGTCGACGCTCGACCGCAAGACCTCGCAGCAATGCAAAGGCCTGGATGGCATGCGCTTCGACTTGGGCAAAGGCCCGTTGCCGCCGGCGCACATCAACTGCCGGTCAACCACGGTGCCGACCACCAGGCTTTCCGAGATGTTCGCCAAGGACTCCACGCGCGCCTCGGTGGGCGACAACGGCGGCGCCCAGGTCGACGCAGGCCTGAACTATTACGAGTGGCTGGCAACGCAACCGGCGAGCTTCCAGGATCATGCCCTCGGGCCGGTCCGGGGCAAGTTGTTCCGCGATGGCGGGCTGACGCCAGAGAAGTTCGCCAAGCTGCAACTCGACAAGTCTTTCAAGCCGCTGACGCTGGCGCAGTTGAAGGCCGCAGAGCCTGACATGTTCATCCGAGCAGGCGTTACACTCGGCGCTCCACCAGTTTGAGATAGCGCATGCAGATCATCGTTGAGGACGGGAAGGGCAGGCCAGACGCGAATAGCTTCGTGCCGCTGGAGAAGCTGACCTTCTACCGCGACTACTACGGGTTCCGGATACCTGAAGCTGAGGTTGAGCAGGTTGAACTGCTGCTGCGCGCTGCGGCCGACATCAACGGCCGCCAGTGGAAGGGCCGAAAAGCTCAGCCTGAACAGGCAATGGCCTGGCCCCGGCGTGACTGCAAGATCGAATACCAGACGCTGTCCGAGACGTTCGTGCCCTTTGAGCTTGAATGGGGTCAGGTGCGGCTGGCGGTGGAGCTGTACGCCGCCGAGCAGGGCTTCCAGATTGAGGAGCCGACGCATTGCACTGAGCCAAACGGCCGGCGCACGCGGCTCAACCGAGATACGCCAGGTTTTCGCATGCGGCCGCCGCCATACGCGCCGAGCAGCACGCAATTCGCCGATTACCTAGTGATGCGTGGCCTGACAATCGTCAAGTAGGCAGCAAATCTCTCGCATTGTCGGCTTTTGTAGCGGCCTGTATCCTGTCTGAAAACTAGGAGGTCGAGATGGAAGTCGAAGTAAAAAGGGCTTTTTTTGCGTGGGATAAAAATGGAGCTAGACATCAGTTTTTTGCTTTTCACACCTATCCCAGCCAACTGATGGCTACTGAAGCGAGCGAGACGGGAAGGATGGACCTAAACCGCATCAGCTTGAAGATTGAAACGCATGATCGTCATGAGCTGAATTACATTCAGCCTGGTGTATATGAGACAAAGTTTGGATTCAGATTCACATCAGATGACATGTACCGGCCATAAGCCGATAGCGTGAAGCCCAACAACCGCCTTTGAGGGCGGTTTTTTTATGATTTCTAAACCTCGGCCATGCCGGGGTTTTTTATGCCCGCAAAGCGGGCCTACCGAACCCAAGGGGTGCACCAAGTGGCAGACGAAAACCAGATTGATCTTGAAGACCCGGCAGTTCAGACCGCCATTTCTGCAGCCGTTGAGGCTGCAACCCTGGGTCTCAAGAACAAAAACACCGAGCTACTTGGCTCGCTCCGGGCCACCAAAACCGAGTTGGACGGCTTCAAGACCCAGTTCGAAGGCCTGGACATTGCCGCTGTGAAAGGGCTGCTGACCAAGGTTGGCCAGGATGAAGAGACCAAGCTGATTGCCGAGGGCAAGCTGGACGAGGTCATCACCCGCCGTACTGAGCGCCTGCGCACCGACTACGACACCAAGCTGGCCGCCGAAAAGGCCCGTGCCGATAAGGCCGAACAATTTGCCGCCAAGTATAGCGACAAGGTGCTGGCCGACTCCATCCGCGCCGCTGCCATCAAGGCCGGCGCGCTCCCAGAGGCCGCCGAGGACATCATCCTGCGCGCCCGAGGCACTTTCAAACTCAGTGAAGACGGCGAGGCGATTGCCACCGACCGTGACGGCGAGGTCGTTTACGGGAAGGACGGGAAAACCCCGCTGTCGCCGCTCGAATGGGCGGAATCGCTGCGTGAAACAGCAACACACCTGTGGCCAAGGGCTCAGGGTGCCGGGCAGACCGGCGACAACGGTGGCAAGGCCACGAAAAAGTGGGGCGAGTACACGGAAACCGAGCGCGCTGCGATCGCCCGTGACAACCCCGAGCTGTTCAAGAAAATCCAGGCCACCAAAGGAACCTAATTCATGCCAACTACCCAACTGACCGACATCTTCGTCGGTGACTACTACGCCTCCCTGGCACCGGTTAACAGCCCGGAAAAGACCGCTGTATACGAGTCTGGCATTGTGACCCGCTCGCCCGTGCTGGACGCGATCGCCTCCGGCAGCCAGGGCACCGCCGAGATCAGCTACTGGCAGGATCTCAACGCCGATGAAGCCCCGAACATCAGCAACGACGATCCAAACGACCAGGGCGAAGTCGGCAAAGTAACCCAGGACAGCATGCGTGCCCGGGTCCTGTACCTCAACAAAGGTTACGGCGTGGCTGACCTGACGGCTGAACTGGCCAACAGCGAGCCTCAGCAGCAGATCCGCAACCGTTTCGGTACCTACTGGACCCGCCAGTGGCAGCGTTACACCCTGGGCGCGGCTCGCGGCATCATCGCCTCGAACATCGCGAACAATGGCGGTGACATGGTCATCGACGCTGGCGCGACAATCAGTGCGAACGCCTTCCAGGATGCCGCGTTTACTGCCGGCGACGCAGCCGACCAGTTTGGCGCGATCGGCGTGCACTCGGTGGTGATGAACCAAATGGTCAAGCAGGACCTCATCGAGTACCTGCGTGACTCCGACGGCAAGATCATCCTGGCCACCTACCTCGGCAAGCCAGTCTTCATGGACGACGCTCTGGTGTATGGCGCTGGCAAGTACTTGTCGGTGTTCTTCGGCCAAGGTGCTTTCGGCTACGGCGAGGGCACGCCGAAGGTGCCGGTAGAGCTGGAGCGTAAGCCGGGCGGCGGCAATGGTGGTGGTGCTGAAGTGCTTTGGGAGCGGAAGACTTACATCCTCCAGCCGGCTGGCTTCAGCTGGAAGGGTTCCGAGGCTCAGAACCTCAGCCCAACCGCCACTCAATACGCCGCTGCCGCGAACTGGCAGCGTGTCTTCAGCCGCAAGCAGGTCCCCTTCGCCGCTGTGATCAGCGGCACCACCACGCCGTAATCCGGCCCATACAACCTGGCGCCTTTATGGGCGCCGGGGAGCTTTTGAGGTGACTCATGAAAGTGATCTACACGGACAAGCCGGGCAAAGAGCGGGGCGTGTGCTACCGCCTGCTGAGCGAATTCTTCGGTGTCATCGGCTCTGCTACCGAAGTGGTGGTCGATGGCGATGCTCCGGACATCTTCGACGCTTACCAATCGGCCGGTATCAAGGTGTCCGACGGCAAGGAGCCAGAGAGCAAAGAAACCGACCCTCTGAAAATGAAGGTCCCCGAGCTGAAAGAATGGCTGACCGAGAAGGGCATTGCCTTCGACCCGTCCGCCAAGAAAGAAGACCTGCAGGCCCTGGTGCCAGCGGAATAAGGACAAGCACATGACCGACTTCATCACCGTTGCCGATGTTGACGCCTCGCTGGGTCCTGGCTGGGCGGGCACCGGTGATCCGGTCCTTGCTGTGGCTATGGCCAACGCCTGGCTCACGGCCAAGATTAAGCGGGCTGTTCCCGATCCGGTCCCGACTGAGATCAAAACAGCCGGCGCCCAGGTCGCCAAAGAAGCGGCGGCTGGCAAGCTATATACGGCCACGCAGAAGGAAGTGCAGAGCAAGACGGTCTCGGCTCAGTCCGGCACATCGGTGAGCAAAACCTACGTGGCGGGCTCTACCGAACAGTCGGCGGGCGTGAACTTCGCCCTGGCGCTGCTGGCCCCGTGGATCACGCGCTCCGGCGTGATGATGCTGAAGAGGGTCTGACCGTGAGCATGCGTGAAGAGATCCAGGCCGAACTGGCCGAAGCGTTCGACGATCCAGATGGCCTGGCCGATGCGGTCAAGCCGGTGACGGGCGTGCGCAAGGTTGCGGGCGAGTATGACCCCGACCTGGGTGGCGAAACGCCGGAGACCACCGTGACGTACTCGGGGCGCGGAGTTCTGGGCAGCTACCTGTCCAAGGAAATCGACGGCTCCCTCATCCAGACCACCGACAAGAAGCTGCTGGTGCTGCAAAACGAGATGTTCGTGTCGAATGACGGTGTGCCGACGGCGGTACCGGCTGCACCAGCCATTGGCGATATCGTCAACGGACTGCGGGTGATGAACGTGTCTGCGGACCCTGTCGATGCTACGTGGACGGCGCAACTGAGGAAGTGACGTGGCGAACAAGTATGCGAGCATGAATGGCAGCTTCGCCGAGAACATTCGCGATTTCGCCGAGCGCGCCCAGGCTGGTATCGACGCAACCATCCGAGAGATCGTTATCGAGATCGGAAGCAGCGTCATCCGTATGTCGCCGGTGGGCAACCCAGAGATCTGGGCGGCGAACGTTGCACACCGCCAGGCGAACACCCGGGCAGCCGATGACTATGACTTCAAGGTCGCCGTGCGCAACACGCTGGTCAACCTCAACGAATCGAGCTTCACGAAGGCCGGTAAGCTGCGGCGCGGCGTGATGTACGCCAAACCCCTGACCAAGACCGAGCGCGACCAGAACTTCAACGTGAACGGTTTGGTGGCAGGCAAGGACTACGTTGGCGGCCGGTTTCGGGGGAACTGGCAGTTTTCCATCGGAACGCCGGTGGAGGGCACGCTTGATCAGGTCGATCCGGTTGGTGGTGTGACGCTGGCCAAGCTGCGACTACAGGTCCAGGCACTTACGGCTGGCGAGACAGCCTACATCGTGAACAATCTTCCGTACGGCATCCCGCTGGAGTACGGGCATTCGACCCAGGCCCCTGGCGGGATGGTCCGGATTACCCT